TACTATTGTCTATTTGCCACCTATCCCCCGGCGGCACCCTTTTCGCGTATGTAACTTTCATATTAATTCCTAATTTTGTAAAAGTAATTATTATTTATTGTCGGTTCGTCATATGTTTGTTTTTCTATCCACATAGATAAAGTTTCTTCAGCTGACTCTGCGCCCAACTCATATCCCTCCTGATATCTTTCAAGTAATTGAGCTACAATAGGATGTCTCACAACATCACTCAAATCAAACTGACTGAAACCAACTCTTCGTATGCCAGTAAATCTTTTTATTGCATCCTCTAATCCATTAGACTTTCTTATATCAGACTGCATCAAGTCACCACAAACAATATATTTACTACCACTACCTATTCTTGTAATAAATGCTTTTATCTGTGCAGGTGTAGCATTCTGTGCTTCATCAAGCACCACTATACTATCAGTAAGGGTTAATCCTCTCATATAAGCCAAAGGTATTACTTGTATAGCTCCAGCTTTTTTCAACACTTCTAATCTTTGCTTACCGATAATCTGTTCCATATTGTAATAAAGTGACATCATATAAGGCATTGTTTTTTCGTCAATGTCACCAGGCAGATATCCCATTCGTTCACCATCTACTTCGACTAATGGTTTAGTAATTACCATTTTATCGTACTTACCTTTAGCAAGGTTTTTGAGGGCATAATGTGTGGCTAAAAATGTTTTACCACACCCAGCAGGACCTACAGAAAAGGTTACATCATTTCTACTAATTGTATTGTAAAAAGTTTTCTGATTTGGTGTTCTGAACTCTAAGGATTTCCAATCTATTCTTTTGATTTGTGAGAGGGCTTGTCGTTTATTTTCACAGATTTGATTGGACTTAATTTGTGTAACTGTTTTAACTTTATTTCTATCAGACATGATCATCTCCTTTATTTTAGAAGGTTGTTCCTTTCTGATAATAAATATAATATATACTTAGATTAATAATCTATTATTTCATTTTTCCTGAGAATAGAAATCAAATCCATTAAGAGAACAGAGTGTTCTGGATACTTAGCCAATGTTCTAAGTAAGTTTTCCATATATTCTGATGGCATGTGGTCAAGCTCATATTCACCAACTATAACTGCTTGTTCTATAAATGTTGAAATAGCTTTTTGTAAATCATCAGGCACTCCATCTCTTACTTTAAGAGTTTTCATTCTTATTAGATGTTCTTTTTCTTCAGGTGACATTTTTAGACTCCAATACTTTACCTAAATGGATTGCATATTTACCCTCATCAATATCAATGCCCTTATATTGGACAATCATTTCGGGCGCAACTTTAGCATAACCATTACGAAATTTTATTACATCATAATGCCTACCCTCTAATCTTTTAGACCAATATGGTGTTATATCTCTATATTCAATAGTTTTCGAACCACTGAGAATTGCATCGAAATATTTTCGATACAAATTAAGATGTAAAACCCTCATTTTTTTACTATACTGTACAGATACTCAGCAACGACTTTACCAAAACTTTTATCCGATGGATAATGTGCCTTAGCCAAAATTCTAGACTGAGCTATATCTTCTCCTAACTGTGTGAATACTTTTCTACTTTGAGGATACTTATCTCCGAAATACATACCAAGTAAGTATCCTTGTATGGCGTGTCCGCTTGGATAGGATGGAGTTCTCATTGTATCCAACTCTACACCATTTAAATTTATACCATAGAACTCAGCAATCTGATGAGGTCTTGGTCTGTTGTACTTATATTTCAATTCCATGACAAACTTCGCCGATTGTTTTAAAAGAGATTCTAACTCCTCTTCTATGTAAGGTAGTTCCAACTCAGCTAAAGTATTTTTGAATACTTCTTTTATGTCATCATGCATTTCAACAAACTTTTTATTCTGTTTGATGTTTGCTAAGTGCTTGATTTCATCCAAAGTTGTTGCACTACTATTTTCGGGAGGTAACTGATTCGGTAATGCGTACTCGTTCTCAAAGAGAGTGAGCGGCGTCATCATTCTTTTTTTATGTCTGCCCTTCGGACCCGAATTATAAGTCATCTTATTAAGCGCTAATAAGTCTGTTAGTTTAATCAATCGATTTCTCCTCTAACTAATAATAAATATAAGGCAATATATAAAAAAAGAAAATTATTTTACCATTCTTCTCTCCTACCAAAATCGTTCTTTTCGATTCTCTTTTTGAGATGTCTTTTATATTGCCAGAGAAAAATAAACTTCCGTAACCTATCAACCATGTAGTTCAAGATACTTAGCAACAGCCAACTCCTTATGTTTAGCCTCAATCATAATATCAATGTCGTGACCATAATTGTCAATATAATCGTAGACATAATCAGAATGGGCTTGAGGTCTAATTGATTCGTCAAGTCGTTCTTTACTCCGACTCTCGCTATAGTGTACAACTGGTGTGATACCTTTCGGCCAAGTTGAGATAGCCAACTCCAAAGCCTCTTGTTCACTGAGCCCACCATCGCAGAACCTATGATGATGGTAGTCAAACACGATGGGCACGCCAATACGTTTGTATATTCCATTGTATAACTCCTTTACTGAATACATACTTGCTTTATCATCATTCTCTACCGTCAAACGAGACTTAACTCTATCAGGTAGTCTTTCAAAATTTTTACAAAACCTTTCCATTGATTTTGGTTTGTCACCGTAAGCACCACCAATGTGAATGTTAATTTTGTTGTATGGTGTTCTACTGAGATTCATCATATCAAATGTATCACCATGCATCGTCAAGTCACCAACACAATTTTCAACGACATGTTCATGTGGTGATGTTAGAACATTGAAAGGACCTGGATGAGATGTAATCCTAACACCATGTGTGTCTACCTTAACACCAGCAGAATGTAAGTATTTTTTAATCCACTCTAAATCCTTTAGGTCTTCCCATTCATATTCAGACTTCCAAGGCGCCAGTCCACTTGTAATACGAAAAAACTTATAACCATTTAGTATATTCCAATCAATAATCTTATCTAAGTCCATAGCATTTGCTAGCGTAAGTTCACTAGCATAATCAACACCTTTGGCATCAAAGGTTCTTTTAATCATACTACGACCTGTTGTGATTGGTTTTACTCCCTTTTCTTTACCACCCCACTTTTGTGGATATGATAATTGCATGTTGATACACGCATAACCCATGTTCATACTAAGTTACTCCATTTTTTTAGTTTTTTAAGTTTTATTTTTTTTCGTCCATCTAAATCTTGTTGGTTCAACAAACCTTGTTCTATCATCAAATCTATCATCAATAAAACATCACCAGCTTCCTCTATTAATCTAGGATGATTTTTATAGTCCTCGCATCTGATAGCTTTAGAACAAGCCTCTATCAATTCACCACATTCTTCCATCGTAATAACCATCAGTTCTGTATTGTAATCTAGTTTTTTATTTATCAATACTCTGGTCTCCTTCCAAAATCATTTTTTTGTATTCTTCTTTTCAGGTGTTTTTTATACTGATATAATAATATATAGTTTTTTAATGACTTAATCAAGCTTTTAATCACCGAATAGCTCCTTAAATGCTTGATTAGCAGCTTTTGATTGTTCTGATTTCTTCTTTACCTCTTCTTCTTTCTCTACTTTGATATCGTGGTCACCTCTTGCCCATTCATCGTTTTCAATCTTACTCGCCATCATATCGGCCTGATGTAATATGTAAGCAATATTAGTTTTAAGTTGTCGGTCTTTAGAATAACTAATATAATAACTCTTGTTAGCCTCTTCATACATACCATCGGTTAATCTCAATCCAAGATACTCATTTTCTGACATCTGAATACCAAAGTGTTGTAACAACCAAATAGCTCTATCTGTTACTGTCATGAATTGTAACTTACCATTATGTTTGTAAATCAACCCTTGATTCTTTCTGTGCCAGTCTGAATCGTTTGGTGTGTAGTAATCCTCTGATAAATCACCAACTTTACCTAAGTCGTGATGAAGAGCAGCAAATATCAACTCTTCTTTATCAAAGTTATCAATGGTCGCACCATTCTTACCCCAAAGGTCATATATCTGAACGACTAAATCGGTAATGTGTAAAACATGTTCTACATAACCACCAGGATGTGCATTGTGGAAGTGTTCTTTTCCACTTGCTGGTGCCAACATCATCCTTTCTTCAAAGTAGTCATACATTTTGTTTAAGTCATCAAGTCTTTCTCCAGCAAATGTTTCATTGATGAGACTTCTTAGTTTTTCCCAATTCTCTTGGATTTGTTGTGGTGT